GTTTTCTGCCCTCGACCGCACCTAACGCGGATATGGAAGCAATGCTAGAGGCGCAGAATGCAGTAGCGTTGCTGAAGCAGATGCAGAGTCATATCTTCGGTTCAGAATCGATTATTCGCGATCCCGAAGCTCCTGTGACACCGGCAAAGATCGACCCGAGGGGTAGGTATAACATCCCCGGTTTGAGGTATTAAGAATGAGTAAGCAGCTTAAGAACCCAAACATCGGTGAGGGTCAGGTCAATAGCAAGCTCGAAGAAGCAAAACAGAAACTGGATGCGCTCAGCTTGACTCCGGCATCTGAAGTAACCAAAGCGAGCATGACGTACGATGAAGAAACGGGAACTTTCACGTTTGACGATCGTACCGCGCTCAAGTTGATTATCGACGATTCGAACACTGTGGACACGTTCATCAATGTGAACCAGTGGGCGAGCGGTTGGACTTTATCCGACATCATTTATCAATCCCCGGCATCCGCTTCGGCGTTTGACGGCGGGAACGTGGCACAGGCCAACGTCCCGAAGTTTACGGTTAGTAACCACATCAGTTCGATCGTTCCGAAGATTATGTCGGGAATTTTTTACGAAGATCCTCCGTTTTTACTGCGGCCGCTTGCTGGGACAGATCAGGATACCGTCCTTGCGAAGACTGCGTTGTTCTCTCAGCAACTGGTAGAGATGAAGTTTGAAGAGGAAGTCGAGCGCGGCCTTGATCAGATGGCGCTTTTGGGAACCTGCATTTTCAAGTGGGGATACCTGGAGTACCAAAAGAAAACCAAGACGTATGTTCAAACCGGCGAGCGTCTCAACCTGAATCTGCCGTCCGGCAATAAGCAATTGGATACCCCGGACTCCGATAATTTTAAAGTCATTCGTAAGGATGAAACTGTCTCGCATCCTTGGATTCGTTACTGCGATATTCGTACGGTTCTTGTAGACCCGGCTTGCCGTTACGGTGATATCCGGCGCGCGAATTACGTCATTTATCGTGATTATGCTACGTACACCGATTTAGATCATCTGCGCGGCCAAGAGGGTTACGATATCCCGGCAGAGGCTGTTCTTCAGGCGCTGTTCTTGAGTAATCCTTCAAGCGGTCCGGATAACATCAGTCTGACTCTTCCAGAAGGTATGCGTGGCTATTTGCAGCACGCCGTACCGCGAAGCTATAAGACGACCGCCGATCCGACGCTGCAGTCTATCGAAATTCTCGAGCGTTGGGATAACGAGAAGGTCATCGTGGTGCTGTCATACAACGGCCACAACATCTTGATCCGTAACGAAGCTAATCCTTACGGGAAGATTCCGTTCTATAGCGCAAACTGGCGCAACATCCCCGATGCATTTTATGGTCAAGGGCTCGGCCAGTTGGTCGGAAGCGAACAGCTTGTCGAACAGGGAATCACGAACATCGCGCTCGATCTGTTGGCTTATGGCCTGCAGCCGACGGCTGTTCGTAAAAAGGGTTTCAACACACCTACGCAGAATCAGCGCTGGAAACAGGGCGGTATTATCGACGTAGATGACGACGTGGAAAGGGCGTTCAAGTTCCTTGAGATGCCTCCGGTTCCTCCTGCCGCATGGCAGTTTATATCCCAGGCGCAGTCCGCTTCCGCGGCAACCTCCGGAGCCAACGAGCAAGTTGTGCAGGGCGCGGGTGGTATGGGTAACAAGTCAACTGGTATGCGTTCAGGTACCGGCGCGGCAGCTGTTGTAGCAGCCAACGCGTCCCGGCTCGATGGGCCAACTGGTCGATTCGTTCGTCAAGTCTTTTTGCCATGGATCACACAGATGGACGACTTGAACAACGATTTACTCCCAACATCGGTTATGAAATCTGTTCTCGGAGAGAAACTCGGCGAAACATTTCAAATCGATCATTTGAAACTCCGTAACGCGAAATTTGAATTCGAAGTCCTGGCCGGTACGAAGCTTGGCGCCAAGAAGGAAATGGCGCAGTTCTTGCCGATCATGTTGCAGATATTCAATAACCCGACGTTCACGCAAGATTTGGCACAGGCTGGATATATCTTTGATCCAGTCGCGATCTTCAAGTCCTTCGCGGATGCCGCAGGGTGGAAGTTCTCGCAGAATTTCCTTAAGAAGATGACAGATGAGCAGATGCAGACTGCCAAGGCTAACACCAAGGCAGCGCTCATGCAGATGCAGTTGAACGCGAAACAGCAATCGCAGACTCAGCAGTTCCAGCATGAAGAGACGTTGGAAGATCAGAAACAGCTTGGCAAGGCAGGCAATGAGGTTCTTCGCCAATCTATTGAACAGGCCACGACTCCCGAGGAAGTTCAAGGGGAGCCCGGCGGTGTAGGGTTCGGATCGACAGACGTCATCTAGAAAGGTACACCAATGGCAATAGGAATGTTATGCCGCGATCTAACCTTCGCGGAGCAATCGATACTTGCAAACTTGGCACAACATCCCGGCTTCGAAATTCTTACGAGGTTGATGGATGAGTGTTGCATTCAGTCCGCACGTGAGCCTATTAAACTCGATCCAACGGCTGAAGATTACACTACTAAGTTGATGAAGTTAACGCTCATTGCTCGGGCTATGAATGAATTTTGTGCCACATTGCGCAAATCGGTCAATGCTCACATTGAAGCTGCAGTCCTTCAAGCGAATCAAGACGAAGTAGATGCACAAATGGAAGCCGAAGCAGAACAGGTGATAAATACTGTCCGGCGGCTTCAGAATTCCAATAAAGAATAGGAGACTACAATGAATTGGCAAGACCTTAAGACGTTCGCAGATATCAAAGCTGTACCGCGCGGAGAATTTCGCGCCATGTTAAAACACCCGGAAGGAGCGGCTCACATAGATAAGTTGATTGCGGAGCGTAAGGCCGCATTGGACGAAGCTGCAATCGCTGAGGCGGCTGCTAAGGAAGTGGTCGCAGAAGAGACTACCGAGACTGCCGAGACGGAAGTTGTAGTCGACGTCGAGAAGACTCCCGAAGAGTTGGCCGCAGAGGCTAGTGAAGCGGCGCGCGTCATCGAGGAAGCTCGTGTAGCAGAAGAAACTGAGAAGGCCCGGATTCTCGCGGAAGCGAATGTCAAGGCCGCACAAGACGCAGAGAAGGTGTCGAAGCGTTACGTGTACGAATTCCAAGCGACTGATGAAGAGGGTCATCCGATTGGTAGCAAGACGCACCTCGAAGCATCATCGCAGGAAGAGTTGGACAAGAAGAAAGAAGTTGCATACCTCAACGCCGTTCGCGCGATCGACCGGTTGAAGAAACAGAAACCGACATTTAAGAAGGATGAAGTTATTCGCGTCACGACTCAGGAAGAGTTAGATGAGGCCGCAGTGGACATCGCATCCGATGATCCGGCGAAGCGAGCAGCCGCAGTACGCAAGCTTGCATCTAACGATTTAGAACAAGAGCGTCAGAAGGTACGACTCGCTGAAATTAACGCGAATCAAAAAGAACAGTCTTACATTTTTATGAACAACCATATGTCTGATTACAATCGTTGTCAGGCAAATGGCGAGGCTCTGGCCGCGTTCATTCGAGACAATAACCTCGATTGGACCGCCGAGAATCTTGAAATCGCTTTTGGAAACCTAGAAGCACAATTGGCTCCGGTCCCCCGATCGGCGGCCCCAGCAAGTTCCGTCGCGAGCGAAGTGATCAATCCCACTCCAGCCGCGACAGTCACAGCACCAGTGGTGCCTGTGGCGCCTGCAGCGGTTGTAGCACCGGCGATCCCGGCAGCTACCGTCCCTGCGGCAAACGTTGTACCCGCGGCAACGCCTAATAGCGCGGCCGTTCCTGTACGACGTGCGGGAGTCAACTCCGGTCTTATCCCTGGTCAGACGCTTTCGGGCGTCAAGCCGTTGGTTAAGGTCGCGGAACTCACGAAGAAGGACATTAAGGATATGTCGGCGGAAGAAATGAAACGTAGACACAAAATAGATCCAAAGTTCTACGATAAAGTCAATGCTCTATTCGCCAAGAAATAATGTGCTTCGATAGGATATAGGTAATTTTATGGGCGGACCTAACCCCTCAGCAACAAACGTTGGAAACGTTCTCACGGCTCAGGCAATTCTGTTCGACAAGGAATTGATCCCGAACTTGAAAGGCGAGACCGACGCTTTCGTAGCAGCAGCAGAACGGCGCGTGCAGCCACTCCACATGGGTATCAACCGTACGTTTTTCCAGTACAATACCCTGTCGGGCGACACCAGCCAGTCGGCAGATGGAACCGTCGGTTCTCCGATGGAAATCACGCAGATCAGCGCCCCGGCGCAGGTCGGCGAGTGGAGAAATTAACGTTTATTCCTCTCGCTTAAATAAACACTTGACTAAATCGGTGGAACTCTGTTATATTGCAGACAGTACCGAGGAAAGGCAGGTTTGATGATTATTAAAGATAAATCAAAGCTATCTTATTTAGCAGCTATGCTGGACGGAGAAGGTTTTTTCTGTATCAGCAAGACTAATGCTTATTACGAAAGCGGCGAAATTTATCCGGCTTTTGATTTGCAAATAGGTATAGCCAATACTTCTGAAAAACTTATGAAGTGGCTAGTATCAAATTTCGGTCAAAAGTACCGCCCATTGTCTCAACGAACAAACACTTTTGCTAAGAAAGTTTGTTATCAATGGCGAATTGAAAGGAGAGAAAACCAAGAAGTGTTCATTTTGGCAATTCTCCCTTATTTAATAATTAAGAAAGAGCAAGCAAAAACAGCCCTTCAGTATATTCGTTTACCGCGAGTAGCCCCTACTGAAAGGATGAAGTTGCATTTGAAAATGAAAGCTCTTAACAAACCTGAATCCGTAACGACTAATATGTCAAGCCTCCCTCAATAATAGGGAGTGAAGATAGAGTCTGATCTCATAGGCGACTATGAGCGCGACCCTACGGTGACGTAGGATTCCCAAACACAATTGATAACTAC